TCACCAACAAATACATGATCACGCATCGATTGAGCCTTTAACCTTTTGCGAAATTCTTCGTCCGTTTCAATCATTAGATATCCAATCTTACCGTTGCACCAAAACTACCATTTCCAAATACACCTGCTCGCAGTATCGCACGGACACACATAAATTGATTGTTACTTCTTAGCTGATATATTAATTGTGAATACAGACTAACATCTTTTGCTGGAATGTAACCAACAATCAATCCGCTTATAAATACAGGCATGGAATTATCTCGGTCAAGTCCAATACCAGCGAAAAAATCAAACTCCTCCCAGTCTTCGGATGGTTCGAAATCTGGTGGGAGCAGCCTAGATATATTCCTATAGTATTGTGATTCACCATAAACCTCTTGAAAATATTTTTTATTACCTGTGTAGAAAACTGGTGTTGGCGGTGGAAGTGGAAGTGGAAGTGGCAGCGTTTTCTTTTTCACAATTCTCCCCATCTGAAACCGCTGCTGAAATCAACAGCAAAAGGAACAAAGCTAGTAAACTTTCGGGCAGAGGCCAACATCTCTCGTTTAACGAGATCAGCCACCTTCTGAACAGTTTGCTTAGGCGATTCGAAAACCAATGCGTCATGGATAGTCAACTTCATCTCGGCGTCATATTCCTTCAGAGCTTCCTCTGGAATATTGATAAGCGCAGTTAGCGTGATGTCACTAGCGATAGATTGTGGTAAGAATGACAGACCCTCATTGAGGACATCCGCTTTATTCTTTTCGGTGATAAGCCAGAACGACCTGCGGCGTCCGAACGGTGTTATTAAATCTTCGCCGTTCAGCACACGCTGCTTTATGCTTGTCTGCCACAGCCGGATAGCGGGCGTGAGATCATGGAACTGTCGCATGAATGCCCGAGTTTCCGATTCAGTAATCTTCACTCCCTGGAGATTCAATTCTCTGGTGATTGAGGCTACGCCTCTCCCATAAGAATCTCCATAGAAGATTGACTTCATCGCAACACGATTTTCCTTCTCCCACTTGCCGACGCCGAAGATATCGTTGCAAAGTTCATTGAAGATATCTCGGTTTGGGTCACGGAAGATATCAGCCAGGTACTCGTCCTTGGCTAGTGTTGCAATTACTCGTCCTTCTGCTTGTTTGTAATCAAGTTGCGCAAGTACTCGTTCACTGGAGCTAGCAGTGAATTGATTTCTGATATATTTCTCGCGGACAACATTCTGAAGGTTAGGATCTCTACTTGAAAGTCGTCCAGAGGTGGTACCGTGTAATAGAAAAGTCGTGTAGACTTTTCCACGGTACACTCGTTTGGCGAGCCCTTTGACGTATGTCCCGAATAGCTTAGCGCGCTTCCGATGATGTAGTAATTGCTCGGTGAACTCTCTTGTTTCTCCATCTAGCTTTCCTAACATTTCCCTAAGGAAATCCGCCTCCGTTGTTGGGAGCGTATATCCTTGGCTATCATAATATTTTTTTACTTGAATCGGTGATCTCGGATTAACCGGGTATCCTGCGATAGAATTAATGATCTCTTCGATGTCCGCAATTTCTTGCTCAAATCTCGTCGTAAGTTCTTTGTTGTATTCTTCGTCAAACGTGAGTCCAGCATTATCAAGATCGACGATTCTGGATGCTGCCTCACAAAGTAGATCGTGTTTCTTCCAGTCGTCTTCGTCGAACTCCGCTTCGAAATATTCCTTAAGATCCCAGGTAGCCGCGACATCGTATGCGTTATACCGATATAGAACTTCCCGAGGAATTCCAGCGTAATCACCATTCTTCGGTATATACTTTTTTATCTCAGACTTCCAGTCAGGCGTACCAAGCAATTCGATACCTAACTGTTCGAGACTGTGATATCCTGGTCTTTCGTTTCTTGTATAGGAAGCAAGCATTGTATCAAATGACAGGAATTGCCGACCAACGAGAGCGCGAAGACCTGACAGGTCAAACTTTCCATTGTGTGCAATGATGACCGAGTGGGAAAGCAAATCTTTAAAAGCGCTCGCAAACTCAGGATCATTTATAACTATATCCCCAAAGACGACAGCTTTTCCTTTAGCATATGCGATGCCAATACACAACAAAGGCCATTCGCTTGGGTGAATGAAGCTGGAATCCTTGTCGTGAGAAGATTCGATATCGATGACAAGTTGGGTGAACTGATTCCGTAAAATAGTGATCGCTTGTAGAGCTGTGTCGATTGTATTAAAGACTCGAAATTGGGGCGCTTCCCATGCGGCTGTGGGACCATGTCTAACCTTCCCAAGATCTTTTACGAAATCAGGAAAAGCGTCCGGCGAACGTAAGCAGTAAGCTGGATGCCAAGTTGAAATCACCTTGATAGAAGGATCTTCTTTGTATTCTTTGCCGTTACCAACTCGTAACTTCTTCATGCTGCCGCGTTGCTCGACCAGTGCGTTAGATGCGGCCTTGCCTACCGCCACTATGGTGTCTACCCCGCTTGCTGCGATCTCAGCATGCAACCTTGGTGCACAGGCAGCTAAAGCCTTTTTCGGTGGGTCTGCGTTGGCTTCAGGACGACAAAGTACCGAGTTGGTGATCATTACTTGATCACGTTCAATATTATGGTGTTTCAGTACTTGATTTAGAAGATCACCCGATGGTCCGGTAAATGGTATTCCGTAGGCAGCCTCATAGGCACCCGGAGCCTCCCCAATTATTGCAAGCTTTGCCCTAGGTTGCGGATTCAAGGTAGGAACGAATCCACCTTTATCACCGTACGGGCAATCCTCGCAATTAGCCAACGGGTGTTTTTTCATAACTCCTCTATAGCCTCGTTTACGGTATTAGCAAAAACTATCATGCACTTCTACCACGCTTCATCTTTTCAATAATTTCCGGATCATCTTTACGGTGTCGCTTTCCATCGGGATCGCCGGCAGGATGAGTGTGATACCAATTCTCAAACACGTTAGCAAGCATACGAAGATCTGTTACATATATTGGGTCCATACCCAATCGTTCAACTTCATTTGCATAAGCGCGAATAGCTGCCGGAGCAGCAGGATCAGCTCCACCTAATACAAAGCTAGGCCATTCAGGGATGGAGCCATCACGACGTTGAATTAAATATTTACCTTCTGGGCTATCGGGTTGGTTATAAAACAATCCACTCATGCTGGTAACAACCTATCGAAGTCGATGAAACGATGCTCACTACCCATTGCTACAAGCTTGTAGGTTCGACGAAGAAATCGTTTAATATCGTCAGCGTACATATAGGATAGACTTGTTCCTTCTTCATTGACTATTTCAAAGGCAATGAAATTTGATTCCTTCACAGGAAACATCTTTACTTCTCCAAGACCTACCTTTTCGTTCAGCGAAGTAAACAACATATCTCGGGATACATACCAAGGTATGCTTTCATTACATCCACAAGGACAGTCAATATCAAATTTTACTGCTAGTGGATCCTTAGTGTCATATGTTATTACGACATCTACCCTGATCCCAAACGCTGGAATGTAGAATTGTACATCACTTTTAATGATACCCATGATATTTCCCGTTTTCAGAATAAACCATCCCTCGCTGTTCCATTGTTCTAAAGAATAGATCGGCTTGTTTAGCATCGAGATGGAAGTTTGTCATTAATTCCGCACGGCTCGCACCCGTCGGATGCTTGGATCGGACATACAGGTATATACGGTCCAAGGTACGCTCATCGTGCGTCTTACCAATTCCGGTAACAATCTCTTGTGCATACTCACGCCAAGACTTTGCGTAAGAAATAGCGTGAAGAATATCTATCTCATCAACTAATACTTTGTTACTTCTTTGCATACTACCAGCAATAAGAATTGCTGCCTTAAGCGTGGACTTTGCCAACCTGTCATAAACAGGTGTTAGATAATCTAGCCCGGCGTCCAGCGCCGTATTAAGCATAAGCATTTCAAAGGCATTGTACCTCTTCCATGCTTCTGGAGTAAGTTCAGCCTTGAATTCCTTCTTCAACTCTCCGAGTACGTGTGAGTCTCGAACGACGGGAGACTTCTTAACATAATGTGCATGGATATCGAGTAGCTCGTTTTTGATACTATCACGAGCTTCTGTACCTTGTTCAATCGGAGGACCCAATGGCCGTATCCGGGCTGGGTCTGGGTCGGCCGAAATAATGATAAATCGTGGGATAAAGCCACCACTGACCATCTCCTCGGTTACTAAGTGTTGAGTTTTTGTTTTTATTCCGCTAACATACATGATAAAGATTGGTTCTTGAATGTTAATGGTTTCTTTTCTTAGTATTCTCTTTAGTGCATCCCCGTCGTAAAGCTTGGTAAGTTGCTCGGCAAATCCCGCCATATAATCGCGGTTGCCAATTGCTTCGAGTAGTCCGGTGAATTCGTCTCTAACGAAGATTGAGGACTCACCTGGTCTAGTACTCATTCCTGCAAGCAAACCTTCAACCGAAGCGTCAGTTGCAAGCAGGTAGTTTTCATCAATGTCATAGAGAAGTTTTAACGCCATTCCTGCCGCTGTTGATTTACGGGTTAGTGTGGTATTGCCTAAGGTCATAAACCATAGGTTTGGGATTATGGTACCGAAGGACGTTGGTAACTTCACATTGCCGGCCATCAACGCCGATAGCAACATGAAGGCGGATGCCTGGTGATATTGGGGTGCAGCGTCTGTTACAATAGTTGCCCAAGAGATATAGCGTTCGACAAAGGATTGCCTATTTCTAATCAAGGCTTGTTCTTCATCAGTGATCAAGTCTGGAATTGTTGACGTTACCGTTGGAGCAAGATTGAACCTTTCATTGTGTTTAATGTTTGCTCGACAAACTTCATTCCAGAGGTCATTGTCTGGTCTGTTGTCCCGTCGGTATTTGTTGCAGGCTGAAGCCTTAGCTACCTGGAATACTTCGCTAGCGGTTAAACCTTGTTCGAAGCAATGCATTTCCAGGCGCCACAGCCGATCAGACCATTCTCCTTTTTCTGGGACTTCATTCATTGACTCATCGAAGTCCGAAGTTCTCAGTCCTGGATACTTGCTGTAGATATCTTCGATTGTTTCATCAGCCACCGGCATTGGAGTATCTGTTATTTTGCTTAACGATGGTACTGGTGGATATTTGTGGAAATCACCAATTCTATACAACGAATGGTTCTGTTGGTATAGAATGTTTACCATCGGAGAAGACCCGAGTTTGCCATACTTAAGGTTTGGCGTATATGGGATACGCATCAATTGCGACAGATCCCAACCAGATTTATCCGCACCTTGCGCAGAATGGTAGTAAGCAATCCTTCGAGCAACTTCTTCAGCAACCGTCGGCTCAGCGATATCTTGGAGAACCCAGTAGGCTTGATATCTTCCCGGAGATGTTTGCACAATAATGCTTGGTTTCAATATTAGATATTTGGGATCGCAAGTGTCTAAATCTGCCCAAACGTTAGAACATCCAGTAACGTATTCCTTGTCCTTTTTTCCTGGAGTTCCGTATATGTTTGGACAGAAATAGGAGTGAACCAATTTGGCGCTTTTCTCATCGATCATCGTAAGCATTTCATCCAGTTGCTGAGGATATTGGAAGAAGTGCTTTTCCATTCGTCGAGTTTCGTTATGGAGAAAGGCTATACAGATATAGCCTTCAGATTCTCTACCGAATAAATACTCGAAGAATGTTCGCCGCTGGCCGGCAGTTACTTCAACAATCTTGTTTAATGGTTCATAAGACAAAAGCACCTCCCGGGAAGATAGTGGGCCCGACCCCGTTAGGGATACGGGCCCACGAGAACCAATAATTACGGGAGGATCGAGGAATTGCCAGACTTAGTCAGGGACCGAGCAGGCTTGTAATTCCGAACCTCAAAACGGTCGTTCAAATCACGTCCTGCGCGCTTGTCATATCCGGCCAACTTTTTCGAGCCAGAAACATTAATCCGCTTGCCCATGAGATCTATCGTTTCCGGCAGGAAGAAGTCGCTACCATCCAACGGAATCTCATATCCAAGTGCCTTGAGGAAATGGACAAGCTGTCGGAGCGTACCCTCTTTGGCGCCTTCGTTTTCACCGAAAAGCATAATGTTGGCAAAGAGATGATTACCCTCGTAGGGGCCCTCTTCAATCAGAAAATCAACATTCCAATAGGGTTTGCCCGTGTTAGCCTTTGGCTTACCGGAATCATCGACTCCGGGCTTTACTGCACGCTCCTCAAGGTTAAGGATAGTGCAGGTATACTCGCCAGTCGGTGGAATCTCGCGCGGCTTAGACTCGGCTTCAGTCTTAGAAAAATTAACCTTAAGACCCATTTGCTATTTTCTCCTGATGCAGATACTTCCATAAGTCAACCATTGTAGGATTTTCAATGGTTAATGGAAGTGTGTTTGATCTGTCTTTTGCTACGACGTTTTCGGTTTGACCGCATAAAAGCATTCTCTTGTTCTCCTGGTCTATCTCCTTCGCGTAGAGGTATACAACAACATCGAGGAAACCGGACACCTCGTCCTTAAGTTTCCCGGACAATGATGGCTTCTTCTTTATCGCACCGCGAGGATCTTTGTCAGTTTGAACAAGAGCAGTGAAAATAGTATTAACAGGGAGGTCACGGAAAGCTCTAACGAACTTACGCGTTTGCTCGATGTTAATATTCCATTCACGGATACCTGGTACATCAGCATCCCGTTCCTCATGCTCTTCAACGAGTTTACGCATTACTGAATCCATTGAAAGTTTTTGGATTTCAGTGAGTGAATCGATTACAATCGTAGTGTATTCATACTGGCCAGTATACAGAGCATCGTAGACATTCTGCATATCACGCCAGCTTTTTACTCGGACAGTTTCAACATCAGGATAGGTATCCCGCAGAGAAAGGGTACCACCCTCAACGTCAACAATTAGAACCCTGCGCATTTCGGGAACTGCATCGGCGGAACCAGCAAGCCGAGTTTTGCCGATTCCTGACTCTCCATAAATTAAGCAATTAATGAATGGGGAAGTCTTTCCGACCTTCTCAATTTGAAGTCCAGCGATTTCTAAAAGTGACATTGTTATCCCTTTGTTGTAAGAGAATTATCAACAGAGGGTACCACATCTGCGGGTTAAGGTCAAGAGTTCGTTTTGTCCGTTTTGTTGACGACCGATCCATCGGGGTAAATGATCTTCATCGGTCTATGTATTTCCTTAGCATAACGATAGGTTGTCCACGTACCGGAGCGCAATTCTTCATGTGTGTATCGAGGTACTACAAGTAATAGATGAGTGACATCGACAATATCACGATTACGTTCAAGAAATGGTTTCGGTGGCCAAACGAAATCGTTTCTTTCGGCGGTTAATTTTGATTGCCACATTGTGCTTATTGGTGGATGAGCAACGACTCGATACTCATGAGCCATTAAGGCAACCTGCTCATCTACCCCAACACAATCGCCATGATGGAGTTCATCATAATCTCCCATGTATGCATCAAGGAGGATTCTCTTTATTGTTAGGTTTTGAACCTTGTTCATCCCCCAGCGGGTTCCAGTCACTCCTATTCTCATTTTGCCATTCTTTCTTTTCTTTACGTTTTATTTGATGCTTGGAACGCGGACCATTACAGCACGAGCATTGCCCATGCCAGCCTAACTTACCGAGCATTCTCATTCTGTACTCGGTTTCTGTTCCTCGTAGTAGTGTTTTTCTTTCTTCTCAAACATAGTGTTAAGTGTGTACTTGTAATCTTCTCCCTGATTCATCCCCAAGCAAACCTGACGATACATGCAAGATGGGCAAGAGAACCTGCCAGGTGTCGGATAGATCAATGGACTGTTAACAATATCCTGAGCCTCGTAATAGATGTTCAGTCCAATTTGGTTGATCTCGTAATCATTCTTATGAATCTGGTGGCGCTGCGTAAAACGAGGGCCATCAAGTCTAAGCCAATTAAGGTAATCATCGTAGAAACCTTGGGTGTAGACTTCATGATCCTGCTCATCAAAAGTCTTCCTAGCCATCTCATACGTGGTTAACGTATTTCGATCCGTTGAAAACGAGCGGTACTGTCTGGTCTTATCTAGTCTACGAGGAATCTTTGGGTATTCCTTCTTTATCTCTACGTAAACAAAACCAGCACACCTGATGTTATAATAAGTCAGGGCCCACAGGTACGAAGATACTTGGTCATCTAATTCCAGGAAAGACTCTTCTTTACCTTCGTTCAGTAACCTAGCTGTAGTCTTCCAATCGTACACCCAGAATCGGCCGAGGTCGTCCTTTGCGAGCATATCCAGCCGGCCGCCGTAGGTGACTGGGAGTCCGGGCCAAGCTCCATTCCGATATGCTTCTGCACCAAGAATTAAATTCTCATAAGCGTTATAACGTCTCCAGCATTGGTCACATTTACACCAAACCCATTCGCCTGTGGGACCGGTTATAGGAACCTCAAATTCAATTTCTACCTTGATTGGAGTAAAGCCATTATCGTATTCAGGTGACATGTTTTCGCAATAATGGCGAATCATGTTCAGTCCGAGTTCGATTCGCTCTTTGTATTCGTTTACCTTTTCTTGATCAGGGTTCGGGTTAAGTCTCTTATACCGTTTTAATTGGGCATCGCATTCCATTTTAAATCTTTGCAGAGCTACGTCAAGTTGTGTTGGCTTCTGCCAAAATTCGGGACGGTACCATTCTTCCATAGCAGCATGGAATGCGACACCAAACTCCAACGGGGGCGGAGTTACCAATGGATAGTACATCTGTCGATAAGCCAGGTCATACCGTCGTCGACATGATCTAAAAGATCGTCGACTGCTTGTATGAATGCTATGTACCAGCTTCTTATCAATGTAATCATTGATCGTTTCCATACTACCTCGTCAATTGACGTTTTGGAGGTTCAACTAATTTATTGTAATTATCCTTGAATTCTTCCCTCGTTCGAGAAATTTTCATACAAAGTACTGTCTGGCCAATCATTTGACCAATGTGGAATAATGCACTACCATCTTCATTATTTGCATGAGAATGATTCTTCCGTTGTCTAGTTGATCTCATTTGATTTCTATTCCACATTTGCGGATTTACTTTATCAAAAGCATCTAAAAGACCAAGAGGTCCATAAACGCATTCACGCGTGGTTTGTGCATAATTCAAACCTAATCTTGAACAATTGGCGCGAAACTCTTCAGAGAAGATTGGTTTGTATTCTCTAGCTTTGATGGTAATATAGTTGTCTTGTCCAACCAAAGCCGATACCTCGGCTTGTCTCGTTTTGTAGGCAAAATAGGTTTGTGCCAAGGCAATCTCTTTGATCTTGGGATCACCATTCATAAAAATGAGATAACATGCATAACGAGACAAACGATAGTCTACACCAACGCGTCCCCGAGAATCACCAGTTTTATTTTTGTGCAACTCCACAAAATTGATTTGCAACCTTTCACCACTATTGGTACATGCATTCATAGCTCGTGAGATTGGTCCCTTTAAAAAGTACTGCCATTCGGCGTACCCGCTCAACCCGGAGTCAAAAATTTCCCGAGCAAGCCAATATTCACCTTTCTTATCTTCGTGCCGAAGATGCTCGAAAGGCGATTGAGTGTAATCAAACTTAGCTAAGTCTATATTACTTATCATGCTTTCTCCTAACCCCAGTCTCTGGATTATCTAGGAAGTCATCAACCTCTTTGGGTAAACCACCGTATTCATCAAATTCCTCAACCGATACACCTGATAACAGGGAAACTGCTGACTCTGGGGTACCATCGAGCTTGTTGAGATTTTTCTTTACCTGTTCGTTAAGATATTTCTGATTAGCTTCATGCTTCTTCTTTTGACGTTCAGTTTTTTCCTCTGATTTTATGGGAAGTAATTTGCCTGGTGGCACTGGATGATCCTTCCCACAATCCTCTTCATGGAATCCATACGGTGCACCACATATTGGACAAGGTTCAATCATATTTCACCTCGCTGGATTCAATTCTTGCATTTCTCTCAATGCTTTTAAAGCATTTTGTGCTTCAGCAACAAATCGTTCCATTTCTTGGATAGCAATTTCATGGCTACAACCCTTCCAATAATCCGGAGTTATATCCCAATCTTCACATGAATGTGGAAGCCTTACTGACCAGCCCTCATCGTAATGAACTGGACCTTTTCCATAATCAATATCTCTTTCTTCATGATGTGTAACCTGAAAACCAAATGGTGTTGGATTAGTCATAATGTACTTCCTTTATTTTACTATTCGGGTTACAGCATCCATCACAATCATGAATTCCATCTGCCCACCCCTTTTTAGGGTCAACCGTATTCATATAAGAAAGGTGATCAGGGTCAGGATGTCCTTGTCCATGGACGCAGGTACGCTCCATTAGGAATCGATCTGCACGCCAAACCTGCGGCCAATACTTCATGTGATGATTACTGGGGTTATGCACACAACATGCCCTGCCCGCACATTCTGAGGCTGAATGAGTAATCAATGGCTGCACCCCAATGTCGAAACCAAAGATAGGATCTGTTTGTTTAATTTGAATATATGGGGTCTCCATCACATTTTTCCTTAGCTAGTTCTGGGGTATAATCTTTTTCACAATGAA